GTATTGTTTATAATAAAAATAACTCAGACTTATATACAGAAATAATTAAGTTTGATAAAATGCTGTTCGATTCTCTCATGGAGAAGGCAGAGAATATTTTACTGGCAGAAACTCCACCAGATAATTACATCCCTGAAACGGATTACCGTATCAAAAGTTATATGACACCTGGCCAAAGGGAGTCTTATCTTGGAAGAATGCTACCGGCAGATATTCATTGCAGATCTTGTAGGTTTGCTGAAGTTAGATTAGATGGAGATGATGGTGACTGGCATTGTAAGAAGCATGACAGAAACATATCAGAGTCTAGACAAACCAAAGGATGCAGACACCATAACTATATACCTGAACTAATCCCTGCGCATTGCATGGAGAAAGATGACAGCATCGTTATCTACGAGAAGGATGGTATGAAGTTTGTGAATGTCCCGGAAGGAAAGCATTCAAAGGATCAGAACTTTTACTCAAGCAGAGAGTTAATAGAAGTAATTAACAGTGGGTTTCCAAAGGAAGCGTTAGAAAAATACAACAAGATAAAACAATTATTTGATGGCACAATTAAAGAAATCAGACCTTGGGTCGACAGTGGGGCACCTTTCTAGGCTTTGGGTTTTTTTACTACAATTATTTCTGTGTCTGGGTACAACGCCTCTACTAGTTTTTTCTTCAATCTAAACATAGGCGTCTCAATACCTTTCGTATCTTCAACAACAGTTTCACCTTGCTTGTTCTTGTATCTAAAGTCTGCTTTATAAACACAAACCTTTTTACCATTTACCTCACACGGATAGGGTGGGTGGATCTCTAAGTCTGATATTAGATTATGTTCTAGTAATTCTTTTAGATGTAAGTATCTAGATGATTCTAAGATGCTGTCAAAAGTGATGTCATCAATCTTGACTTTCTTGGCTCGGTATTTGTTGTACAAAATTTAAGGGCTTCCTATTAGTTTTCTCTCTTCTTCTTCTCTAAGAACTTGTATTGCTCTTGCTCTATCATCTGGAGTTATATATCTTCCAGTTAAATCTTGTCTCAGTTCAGTCTGTGCTGCTCTTATAGTGCTAGGATCTATTGGTTGAGATGTTCCAAATGTTCCTGATCTAGCGGCCTGAATCATTTCAAAGCTAGGCTCGATAGGTTTAAAGGTTCCTCTCATGACCTCTTTATAGTTAGCAACTTTCGCTTCTTTCAACTGTTTTTCAATCTCTCTCTCAGATAGTCCTAACATTCTAGCATCTTCTATCGTTGTATATAAGTCTCTTAATACATTAAATCTAGATTCATTTTGGTTTATAAAACCTTGTAATAATTGATCAGCGCTTTGGGCATCAGGAGATCTTAATATTCTATTGAACTCATTGGTTGAATCTCTAATGGCATCGTTAGCCTCAAACCCTCTATACCTTAAAGTTAAATCAAGCTGTGGTTTTACTACTTTAATACCACTGAAAGCTTGTACAAAAGTTTCTGCTACATCTATTTCTTTACCACTTCTGTTTAATATTTTTTTATCTTCTCCTTTACCGCCTGTGCTTCCTATCACAGCTCTAGGAAATCCTTTTGCCTTTAATGTCTCAGTTCCTATTCCAAGTGGTAGTTTAGATGTTCTATCAAACTGTAAATTAAAAGGTGTAATACTTGGTAGTAAAGTATCGACTACATGAAAAAATCTTTTTGCATTCTTATCTCCAAAAGAATCTGAGGGTCCAAATATTTTTCTACCTGTAGAAGTTTCTCCATTGACAGCTTCCAATACAGCTTGAGCAGAAAAAGCGGGTTCAGCAAAACTTTGGAACATTTCTGTAAGAGATCCACCAAAAGCATCTGAAGCAATCTTTAATAGACTTTCTTCATCCCTGTTACCGTTTTCTATTTCTTGAAGTATTCTTATTCCGGGTCTTCGCAAATAATCATATGGATTCATATAACTAAAGTTAAAGAACTGGGTTGGGTTACCATCTTTATCAGACGCAATAGGCACCAATGTAGCTGTTCTATCCCATGGTGCTGCGAAAGATCTTTTGTAAGCATCCACGGATTCTTTGTTGACTCCAGTAAGTGTCATACCTAAAGCAAGAATGGAACTCGGCAAAGCCGCAGTTGTGGTTGTAGCACCAACAACTCTTCGCATGCCTATCTTTTGTATTTCTTTATTATCACTTAAAAGTTCTTTAATACCTCTTGAGTAAGCATTACTAGTGTTTCTTATAATTTCAGCTGGGAACGCAACAAAGTTACCAAGGGGAAGGTTTCTAATTACTTTAGAAACAATTGGTACAACTCTTTGATAGTTTTGTACGGTGTTAGCTGTTATCTCTGCTGATTCACTTCTTATAAATCTTTCTAAACCCTCTTCACCATACTTATCTAATATGTCTTGTGGTTTTATTATTGCTCCAGTTCTAGGAGATCCTTGAATTAAATCTGCAAACCTAGTTATATTTTTTGCTGACTCAATTGGTACACTAGAATCTAAACTGTTTGATATTGCTTTTCTGAATCTATCTTTTTCATTTAAATAATTAAACACACGACCTGTGTCATCAGTCATTCTGTATGTTTTTTCTAAAAATTTTACAGGAGCTGTGTCAGATATTTTTGCTACACCTTTAGCCCAATCTAAGTTATCAGTTGCTAGTTTAGCTAACTCTAATGTTTCTCCGAGTTGAGCACCGCCACCTTGGGCCATACCCTCTTCTGTTAATTCTTGAATTACATCTTTGCGTATAACTCTTTTCTTTGGATCAAAGATACCTGCAAAGGAGTTAGCTACAGCATCAGAGAATCTTCCTGTGCTCCCAACATTACCATTTAATAATGAGAAGAAAGGAATACTACTAAAGTTTCTTACTTGTGCACCCGGAGACAAAACAGTTTTACCGTATTGAGATCCAGCTTTTACAGCTAACATTGATGCATATATTTTATTTATTGCGTCACTTTCAGCTGCGATATCTGAGGCCGCACCAAGCAAAGCGTTGTAAGTTTTTTCAGTTGCATACATTCCATCTAATGCACCAGCATCTTCTGCTTTAAATTTTTTAAGTATTATTGATTCGCCTTGATCGTTAAACATTTGTATGTTGTTATTGTCTAACTGTCTGCCCATCTTTAAAGCTTCTTCTTCTGTCTTTAAAAACTTAGCTCCTCCAGTTGTTGGAGATAACTCATCTAATTTTTTAATGTCATCAAACATCCTATACTTACCCACTAAAGATGCTTGTCTCTTAGCTGTCGTTGTAGCTGTCAGTTGAGTGTTCTTTAGTGCAGTTCGCCAGTCACCTTGTAAATAGCCTGCAGTTTCTCCTAGCGCTCTTCTCACGGCTGGTAAATCATCTAGGCTTTTGCCCTTTAAAATACCTTTGTCCATCTTCAACCCTTCAAGTAAAACTTCATTTACTTCATATGGTGTACCGACTTTATTCTTTGGGCCAGGATTTAACAGTTCATTGAAGGTAGCTTTAGCTTCATTGTTACTCAAGGCTAACTTAGATTGTAATTCCTCTATAGCATCGTCTCTAAATTTTGGATCTACTTTAAATCCTTTATCCATATATGCTTTATAAGCTCTAGTGCCATAAGTCCCAACGCTTTCTGCGATAGCATTTCTTAATTCATCTGGTAAAAATAGATTCATAAAACCTGTAGAGGTTTCATCGCTTATGTCTAAGATTTCTTTAGAATAAGTATCAAACAATTCTCTGTTTGATTTTAATGTCTCTGATATACCGTTGTTGTAATTAAGTCCAATAGAATCGTAATTAATATATTTTTTTTCTAGATTTTTTATATTATCTAAAGCTTCTTCTTGAAGTCTTTTTGCTTCTTGTATCTTTTGACCTCTAGATAAATCTGGTTGTTGATAGTCTATCTTTACTCTCGGAAACAAAAAGTCTTCTATGTTTCTAGATAAAGATAATGCAGTGCTTTGATTGACGCTTCCTGTATCCACAGTACGCTGCATTATATTTTCTATAGAATTAAATGATGAGTCTACTTGATCTTGCATGGCTCTTACCATGTTTAGTTTTGCGTATTTTGCTTGACCTACTAATTCATCAGGAGAATCTCCGTAGAATCTAAAGTTTTCTTTTTTAAATAAATCTCCCAGTATTCCTTTTGCTTGTTTTTCGTTTGCATCAAAAGCAGATCTTTGTATCTCACCGGGTTTCGTTTTTGAAGATCCAAGTTTTGCTATGAAGGATCCAACAGGAGACATAAGATCGACACCTGCACCTACAGTTTTACCCACAGCTTTTACAGCTAAAGGTAATCCAAATACAAAAGCACCACCTTCAATAGCTACTTCCATCTTTTCTTTAAGTCTTTCAGCGGCTGCTTCAGACCCTCTTAATCTGGCTAGTCTTGCTTCATCTGATTCTGATTCTGTATCTAGGAAGGTATCCTTTAATGTGACCACATCATCTGTAGCTACAGCTCCATCAACAACACCTGCGCCAATGGCTTGACCAAATCTTCCTATCTTTCCTGTTCTCGCAAGAACTCCAGCGGCACCAAAGCCCGGTAGTCCAAATTGTACTAAGTATCTTGTTACTTCTCCTGCTGTAGTCTCTGCTTCTCCGATATCAATTTCATCATAGTATCTCTTAACGTCTGCTGTTAAATCTGTGTCAGCAAAAAGATCTATACCTGTTGTTACAGTGGTAGCGGCACCTTCTCCAATCTTTTGAAGACCTCTTACCGCTTGTTTACCAATATCTCCTAATACACTAGCATCGCCTTTTTTGCTTAATTTATAAGCTTCTTTTGCTTTAGCAATAGTTTCTGGTTTCTCGTCTGGAATGAATGTTTGGGAGCCATCCTCAAATGTAAGGTATGGCATGTTAAGTCCCTCTAATTCTTAGACTAAAGTTTGGGTTAGAAATTGCATCTATTGGATTATCAACAATTTTAGCAAATGTTGCGATATCGACTAAAGTTGATCGACCTGATACTGGATCAGTGTAAACAACATTGTAGTTTGCAATTTGATCCTCATCTATTTGTTGTCTTTCTCTTAAACCTTCTTTAAGCAAACTATACATATCAAAAATTTCTTCAGCTTTAGTTTCACCAACAGTAGTGCCCGCTCTTGTTGCTTCTAACATTTTAAGTTTGGCTAAAGCGCTTGGGTTCTTTTTGAGATATTCCATTAATTTTGCATCAGCAGGAAGCATATCAGCTTGTCTTGTTTCTTCACCAAGATATCCCTCACCAAATGCAACTAATGGATTGACTGGAACATATCCTTCAACTGGCTTCATCATGTTTAAAAATCCTGCCATCATTTTTTTAGCGTAGTCCTCATCGTCTGCTACTTTATCCATGTAGCCAGCAGGTAAAGATTTAACGTAATCAAAGAAGGTTGGTTTTTTATCGCCAGTAAACGTTTGTGTGCTAGCGTCTAAATCAAAACCTTTGCCTGCTAAATCTTGTTTCATGTAATACATTAATGATTGATTAGTTTCAGGGTTTTGATCTATCTCACCATCTTTAGTATTAAATCCCGGACCTCTAAACTCTATGCTTTTTTGAGTATCAGTTAGAGATTTTTCTTGTGGCAATAAACTTGGATCTGTTTCAACTGTTTGATTAACAGTTTGTTTTTCATCTTTTCCAAACATAGGTACAAGACTTGCCGCAGCAACACCTGCTAGTGGAACCATGTATCTTTTCTTTTTATAAAAAGGTCTTTTCTCTGGGCCAACAACACTGCCTTCCATGTCAGCTTTGTCAGCTTTTTTTACATCATCAGCTTTGTTAATTGCTTCTTGAGATCTTTGAGTTGAAGCGGCTGCTCTTTCTGATTCTGCTTTTCTAGCTTCAGCTAACCTTTTCTTTTCAGCTTCTTGAATCTTCTTTTGATTCTCAGCTTGCATCTTTTCTCTGTTCTTTTCTGCTTGAGTTTTTTTCTTTGGTTTAGGTTTTGCTTTAGGTTTGGGTTTTGCTGTAGCTCCTTTTTTTGTAGGTAGTTTTTCTGCTACCTCATCCATGATATCTAAAACAGTAACAACAGCTTTTTTCTTTTTACCTGTAGGAGTCTTTGCACTTTCTGGTAATATACCAATATCACTACCATCAGCTAGTTTTATAATTCCACCGTTTGCTTTCTTAATCGGATAACCAGTTTCTTCTCTTACAGTTTCATAGATAACTTCAGCAGTTTCTTTTGGATATTGTGCTAATGAAGATGCTATCTCACCAATAGCTCCGCCTGCATCTGGTGCAGCAGATACTAAATCTACAATCTCTTTTGTATATTGAACTGGATCTGAAGATGCATCAATAACTTCTCTTGCTACCATAGTAGATGGAATCATTCCAGCTAAAGCTCCAAGACCTCTTTTAACTTTTCTAGCAGTGCTTAATCCTTTCATGCCTAAAGCAGCAGGAATACCAAGCCCTGTAGCTGCAGCACCGGCCGCCGCTATATCTAGTGGGTCTGTTGGATCGAATATGAAATCAGTAATATCTCTTACATTAAGTCTTTCAGGATCATCTCTTAAACTAAGAAAACCTTCTCGGCTAAGAAACCTAGGATTGCCACCTTCTGCAAAACCTTCTACACCTCGACCTTTAAGTATGTCAGCTTGTGTAACTTTGCCATCGCCGGTTAAATCCGGGAAGCCACCCTTTTTCATGTTCATGGGCGCTAGGCCTGACATAATCCCTTTCATTACATCACCTTGCTGTAGTCAACAGCATAGTAGCCATTCTTTACAATAACTGCATCAGGTTTAACTTCTAGAACTTCTTGAGCTAGTACACCTTCGTTTGGCTCTGCTTCAGCACCTAGTGCTTTACCTTTGTCGTTCCAATCCCATGTGTACCAATTGATACCTGGCTCTAGTTCACCGACTTTTCTTATGTTTTCTTTTAAATCAGCATCAGACATTGCTCCAATTCCAGTCATAATCGTACCAGCGGCACCGACTGCTTGTCCTAATGCTGTAGGCTGTTGATAAACACCACGCTGATATGCGCTTGTGCCAGTACCACCAGAGATGCCACCCATAGGAGCACCAGCTAGTAATGCTTGACCAGCTTGTAGTCTTTGTAGTGGTTCTTGAGCAAGCTGTTGAGCACCAGCGAATTGTCTTGACAATGCTGCTTGCTGCGTTGCTTGTCCTTGTTGACCTAGTTGGTTGAGAAGGTTTACTTGGTTAGCTAATTGTTGTTGTGTTTGTTGTCCTAGTCTTGCAAGCCCACCGCCAATTTGTCCAAACTGGCCGCTGAGTCCTGCACCTACTTGACCTAGTCCTGCAATCCCTTGACCAATCTGAGCTTGTTGTGATCCTAGCCCAGATTGTAATTGAGCTAGTCCTTGTTGAGCTCTTCTTTGTGATTCAAATGCTGATTGTGCTTGTTGTTGTGCTTGACC